GTAATCAAAGAGCGCTTATCAACAGCTAAGAAACATCGGTCATATCGGTTACGGTAAACCACTCCAATCTCGAAATCAGCTTGTACATTTTTGGTCTTTCGCATCGGTTCTAACAGGCTACTCAGCATCTTTGGTTATATCCGCAAGCACTTGGTCTACATTAGTAGGTGACGGTATTCTTACGCGAGTACCTGGAACTACCATCCATGGATCAACAATGTTGTTCGCAACCCATATCACCCATGCCTGGTCAGGGTTTCCGTAGAAATCCTGTGATAGCCCAGGCCAGTTTATTACATCACGTTTGGTGATAGTGTGGGTCCTATCATCATTTTGCATAGGAAAGTCGATACGGCCCCACACGCCGTAGTGGTAAAGGTTCGTTGAGTCTACCTGAAGCAACGGAGTGGCGTTGAGCCGTGAGTTGGTAGCTAGGTCTACTCTACGTGTCATTAGTTAACCTTTGCTCCGTTGTGGATGTTGGATCTTACATCTAGGTGACTGAAGGATGTTTGTCCAACTTGCTTTAGTGTTAGGTTAGCTACACCAAACATAGGGAAGCCAACTGATCCTGAAGACTTGATGAACCAAGGACCAGGAATGCTAGTTGATACATCAGTGCAGATAACAGGAACGTTTAACATGTCACCGAAGACAAACGTTACTCTAGGCAAGCCTCTGGAAATTCCTTCTTTGTAGATGGGGTAGATGAGTGATTCGCACCAGTTTAGCTTATCTAGTACTTGCTCTCTTATCTGCTTGTTGATTGGATCAGTGAATCGTGGTTCAAGAAGCTGCGCACCACCGGCTCTGTTCTGCGTATCTGCGAAGAACTTAAGCTCAAGGTTCCAGGCCCGTTCATCAGAGTAGCTGTATACGTATAGCGGACTAGACCGGCCTAGAATATGGATGGGAGACACACTAGCAGACTTAGAGTTACCTAGCTCGGGCGGGAGGTTAGAAAACTGAAGGATATTCCCAAGGACAGCTGACGAACCCACACCACCAGGCTTTGGTCCATCACCAAGCTTGTCTGTGGCTCCTTCAATGCGAAGAAAGCAGTTGTTTAGCGTGTTTGTTTCGCCTCTTGTTCTAGTAGTCATACACTCTCCTTAGCTACCTAGCGATAGCCCTTCCTTACGTAGGATACGCTCCATTACGCTGCGCATCATCTTTAACTCGTCTACAACCTCCGTTTGCGGCATCACAACTGTCTGACCAACTATCTCAGGGAATTTCTCAAGCGGCATTACGACTTCGTTCTTGTGAAGAACTGCAGGCACGTTGTCTTCTTTAGTGATACCACCATCTGCTAGTCCTACAGCTGCCGCTATATCAAATTTGAGCAGCGGGATGTCCACAAACGGGAGCATGTTCACTGCTTTGATGAACGCGTTGATTAGCAAGAAGATACCATCCAAAATGAACTGGAACACCCCGATAAATAGCGAGGCAATTGATTTTCCTAGTGCTTCGAATGCTTCAACAATCTTGCCTTCTGTTAGTAGGCTGATGAAGTCTAGGAAGAACCCTACGAAGTCTTTTAGGCTACCGAACAGTCCCATTACAGCATCATACACTGCTGCGATGTAACCAATGATCGGGCTTAGCACTGCCATGATAGCAGCTACTAGCCAACCAATAACTCTGATGACTGCTGCTACTACTTTGAATACCCACTTAACTAGGAAGCCTACTACCTTAGCAATTGCTCGTAGAACCTCACCAAGGATATCCATGATGCTAAGACTGCCCTCTTCAGTCTCACCGAACATGCCTGACATCGCCTTACCTAGCTCATTGAAGACGATCATTAGCTCAGACCAAACATCCTTGATTGCTTGGATACCTGGCTTAACTTGTTCGTAGAAGTCGTCCCAGTACTTTACAATGGCAATGATTACCATCAACAGTGGCGAGAAGACAGCTAGGAAGATGGCACCAATGATCTTAGCTAGGCTCCACAGTTTCTCTAGTGCTGGCATGAAGCCTTCGATGAAGGCACTTCCGAAGTCCCAAATGGCTTTGATAGCTACATAGAGAACTAGCGCTATAGCTACGATCTTAGCTATAGCAATACCTACGCCTGCTAGGAAGCCAAGCACAGCTGTCATAGCTGCGCTACTGAACAGAGACGCTAGAACGCCCCAGATCCATGTTAGCGCAGGAATGATGCTGCTCTTGAAGATAACAGCGAGGGTTCCAAACACGGCAGCTAATCCAGCTACACGTTGCTCTCCCTCGTCCATTCCTTTGAATAGGTTAACTACCCACTGAAGAGCTTTTCCTAGGTAGTCGAACATAGGAATGAGGATCTTAAGGATTGGCTCACCGATACCAATGAGGATGGCTTTACCAATGTTTTCTAGCTGTTGCCAGACACCGTTGAATAGACCCTTAGCTCTATCCCAAGCCTCTTGGATACTCCTAGTGGACTTCTCTTCCTCCCTGGCTAGCTTCATGCGCGTCTCGAAAGACTCAATGCTAGCTTCCGACATCTTCATAAACTCTTCGCGGGATAGTCCCATCTGCTCCGCATAGAGTCCAGCCATCTTGGTGAACTCAGGGTCACCAAGTTCCTTCTTTAGGTTTTGAATGGCTTTCATTTGGGCTAGCCAGAAACCTCCAGCGTCACCGCCAGAAATCATCTTGCCCATTTCTTCCTGGGTAGCTCCACCCAGGCCCTCAATCATTGCCCGAAGACGTAGACCTTCCTCATCGAATACGTCAATGACCTTCTCAAAGCCCTTACGGACTGTCTGAGGATCACCGAACATGTTCTTCCACTCACCCGCGATAGCTGAGATATCAGAGATGAGTTTAGGCATTACCTTAGAGCGTAGGTTCTTAGGGATCTTATACATCAGGTCTTGCTCTAGACCCTGTACAAGCCCCATTAGCTCTTCTCTAGATATACGAGTGTTCCTAGCAACGTGGTCCATAGCCGAAGCTACACCCATCACATTACTAGCACCAATCTGGTACATCTTGACAAGTTGGTTGTTGAACTGAACCATCTCGCCAACACCCATTCTCCAGGCTTCAGCCATGTAGACGGATGCTTCTGCAAGCTTCTGTGTGTTCTTGGTGTTTAGCGCAGCTTCGCTGGCTAGCTCACTGAAGGCTTCGTTAACTAGCTCAATGTTAGCTCCAGTCATTCGCATGGTGTCGGATATTTGCCGACCCATGCCTGCCGCTTGATCGTTAGTCATCTGCATTTGGTGACGTAGCTCTTCGATGTCACCAGATAGCTTACCAGCCTCTATAGCACTACCTATTAGAATAGCTGGGAACTTAACGAGCAGAGCCATGCCGCTCATAATCATGTAGAGCTTAGCCATAGCTCCCGCTGCGAATAGAGCAGCATCAGCTAAGGACAGCGTGGCATCTATAGCCACGCCTTTCATAAACTTACTCAGCTTTCCGAGTAAGCCTTCTGTTTCCTTGAACTGATCTTTGATTGAGCCTTTGCCCTCTGTTCCCAGAAGACTAGCTCCGACAATACCGAGCTTGTTCGTATCATCAAGAATACTCTTGGTACGATCATGCATTTTACCGAGGCGCTCGTGGAGACCTTTCATCTCATCTTGGAGCTTATCGGTATTGTTTACTGCTTTGTCTATGCGGTCGTTGATGCCCTCTAAAGTCTCTGACGAGTTGTCTTCTAACTTTAGGCGGGCCTCGAACATTCCCCCGGTGGGATCGGCCATTATCGGCTCCTGGGTGGTGGCCTGCTAGGTCTCCTACTCTTAGCTTTAGCAGATGACATTGCAGCATCCTGCGCCATCTTCTGCTTCTTCTGCTCTTCAGCTTCCTTCTTCTTAGTGTCTCTCAACCAACTGTGATAGAAGAGAAAGTGGCCCCAGGGTAATGAATCAAAGTATGATAGCTCAGTGAATTTTCCGTAATAAGCTAGCTCAGCTTGCATCCTGAGAATCGTCTCCAGGCCAGGTAGACCTTGGACGAAAAAATTCCATGTTCATCGGGATGATGAACTGGTTCTCCTCTCCACAACTTGGATGCTGACACTGCTTCGTTACAGTTGGATCAACGCCGGTCGTCATGTCTTCTACGGCGTTTTCAATGGCCATTAGGTCCCTTGCGTGTAGACTATCAATCCACGGGATCTTCTCGCCCAGCGACATCTTTTCACTATCTACAGTTTGAATTTGTAAGGCAATACGATAAGTATAGCCTGGGTCACCGAACTCTGCAGCCATCGGTGACTTATCTAGTTTGTTCTTGGAGTAACGAGAGACGTTCTTCGCATCCTTACGTCTTAGCATACGCAGAGTTACGGGGATGTTCCTTACAGGAAGAAAAACCTCATAAGGCTCTTTAGCGTCTTCTTTAGGCTCGATTGGGTTTAGATCCTGAACAAGGTCTACCCAAATCTCGTTCTTGTAGCCGCAGTCACGGCACTTGAAGTTTGATTGGAACTTAGCTTCGTAGGTGAAGATGCGTTGTGCTATGAGGGCGTAGAACCCATCAGTATACAGAAGCTCTTCGTGGCGTATGCCTGCAGGCAACCTTAGACAACTATCGATAACCCTATCTAGGGCTTTCTCAAGCTGGTCGCCTTTCTTCCTAGCGCTAACAAGCAGTTTGATTTCTGCTGTTGTCCAGGCCCTGATGCTTACCTTCCCACCAGGCATCTTTCCATTATAGAAGAGTCCCTTGGAAGGAAGGTCAATTTCATAAGTCTCTACAGTCGTATTTGCTTCAGTCATCTCATCTCTCAAACGGACAGAACTAGATCATCATTAAAGGGCTAGGTTACCTGTTGTAACAGCACCAAAGGTAGTACCCTTCCTTGGCTTAGCCTTATCGTAAACCATCTGCACGTCAATCTGAATCTTATCAGATGCTGACATGTCTAGGGCACCCCAAGACACGGAAACTGGCCAGATATTTACAAGCTCCCACTGACGTGTAGCTTGAATCTCGGAATCAGTGCCATCACTGCCTGGGTTTCCTGGTGTATACATGTTCAAGAGACCACGTTTAGCGTAATCTGATTTGAGCCCTACACGACCGCTTTCTGGATCGTAGACCGATAGACGCCACTTCCTAATAGCTTCTGCCGTACCTTCATCGATCCAATCGGTGAGGCTTAGCGTTCCACCATCATAAAGCGTGCGGCCAGCATATTGCCTACGCTCGTTCATGTAGTAAATCTCAATTAGGTCGGAGGTCTCAGTTGGTAGCTGGAACGCCTGCAGACCAAGGATGAGGCTATTGCTCTCATCGAGGTCTGGAATCTCCAGGGACCAGTTGTTCATCCTGTGAGGTTCTAGCTTATTGATGGCATCAGCGCTTAAGCCGCGTAGTGGTAGAGTCATGTTTTATTCCTTCTTAGGTATTACTGTAGGGACTCAGAGAACGTCGCACCGCTTGGTAGCAGCGTGAACTCAACCACGATGATTTCAGCAACCTTAACGGGCTTCAAGAGGATCTTTCCTCGTAGCTCGTTCCTGTTTACAACTACTGGAGGGTTGGTTGTCTCATCCACTATAACACGGAAGTCCTCGATACCGCGACGGGCAACCACATCTTCCAAGAAAGGAGTAACGAGGTTGGTGAACCTATCACGGGTTCGCTGATCGTTAGGCTCGAATTCTAGACGTGCTACAGTTGTTGCTACGACCTTACGTAGGACCAACATCAGCCTACGAACGTTTACACGATCTAGGGCTGTTGGGGAACGCTGTAGCGTTCTTTGGCCACGAACGAAGATACCGAAGTTGATGCTATTGACGATTGGGTTAACGGCATTACCGTTGCCGTATAGAACGTCTCGCTCACCCTGGTCTGGGGAGTGCTCAACATCTAGGCCCTCAACGATACGACCACGGGTCAAACCGGCTGGTGCGAACCAAGGCTCGGAGTTGTTGTCCGTGAACGCCATGATAGCTGCTAGGAAGCCGCTAGGTGGCTCTAGGATCGTCTCCTGGTTGTAGTTGTCATACCAGCTTACCCAGGACCAGTAGGTAGCTCCGTAGCTAGTATTGAAGGCACTGTGTGGGTAGCCCACTCCATTGTGCCAGTTGACAACACCTGTAACGTCTAGGCCAGTTGGGGGGTCTGCAAGGAACATGCAGTCACCACGTCCCTGGCATAGGGCATCCATTGCTACTATAACAGCGCCATCATCTACACCAGGAACGGCGATAATGTTGACATCTGTTAGCTCAGCGTTGGCTAGGATCTGCATACCAGTCTTGATGTTGCCTGGTAGTGTCTGACCAATGTAGTCACCAGCTGACAAACCACTAACACCATCTAGACCACCAGCGAGTGGAATAATCTGAGGACCAGGGTTCTCTGTAGACGCAACGTTATCAGCCATTGTAATGTATGCAGATTCAATACCTGCAACATCAGCTAGAGCTAGGTTGTTAAAACGCTCAACCTCGAAACCGTCCAGAAGCACAGTGTAGTTAACTGTTCCTGCTACAACGCCTACCTCTGTAGAAACAGAGATGCGGTCTCCGAAAATGCCAGGGTATAGGGCTGTGACATCTACTGTGTCGAATGGCCCAGTTCCGTTGAAAGTTATTGGTGGGTTCGGGGACGTAACGTTCAGCCCGAATACAACCAACGTTGCATCTAGTGGGGAAGCTACGTCTAGACCGTTTACTACGCCTGTTGCGAAGATACCTCCACCAATGGTGATATCAACCTCAGAAGAAGAGCCGGTTGTTCCAGATGTAACAGTTGCTACACCAGCAGCGTCTGTTGCGGTACCACCAGTGATTGTTGCTGTTAGCTTAGCAGCTACTTCAGCCGCTGTGACAGCTGTAGCATCAGCTGCATCACCACCACCGCCTGCGCCTGCAGCTGGTAGACCTAGGAGAGTAGCAGCAGAGCCGGATACACCGGAGATAGCTGCGTTGGTTCCCTCAAGGTCAGAGGTGAGGACAACGACACCACCAACATCAGCTGCGGAAATACCGATAGCTGCGTTGTTGATAGCTACAGCAACCTCAGCAGCCAAACCAGCAGCTGGTACTACGAAGTCACCTGTCTGGAAGGTAATGGTCTGTGTTGCAGTTGGAACAGTCTGGCCTGGTAGAATGACATCTAGCGAGAGTGTCTGACCACCACCCGTGAAGTTAAATGGCTCAGCGTTGATGCCAGTAACAGTGTCTGCTGTGAACGCGAAACTGAAGTTTTGAACACCACCGTTGTTAATCTCAAGAGCTACTTGAGGAGCAACGAGGAACTGTAGGTTGAACGGCTCTGCGCTAGATGCAACAGCTGCAGCAGTAGCTGCGTTACCGGCTGGCTCAACAAATTCAATTTCAGCTGTAGCACCACCAGCTACAGTCTCTAGAAGTATTAGTTCCTCACCACCACCACCAGCGGCAGCTGAAATGGTGATATCCGCAGCAGGGAGTGCTGCCTGTAGGTTTGTAAGAATCTCTGTTCGGGTAACAGCCGATGGAAGGGCCGCTCCAGAGGAGAGGTCAATGGTAACTGGCCCAGCGTTGTTCACATCGATAGATACGAACCTATTTACGCTAAGGTCTACACCAGCTACTAGGTCTGGTGTAGACGTATAGGTTGCGGGTGTTCCACCATCAACCAGTATCCCAGATGAGGCAGCTTCAGTACCATCAGCAACACGAATCATTTGGAATGTGCTGCCGTTGCGTAGGTAGTGAATACCTGCGTTAAGCGCTGGATAAAGTGCCTTGGTTGGGGATGATGAAGTGTCTAGACCTGGTTGTCCAAACACGTTGATAAGGGCGTTTTCGTTTGTAATGAGCGTAAGCTCATCGATTGGGCCCCAGCTAGCACCGCCTACTGCGCCAAAAATGGCGGTAGATAGAGCGGGAGCATAATCGCTGAAGTCCCTTTCTAGGACGTATACGCCAGGGCTGACGAATGTTCCGGCCATGTGTGTTCCTACCTGTTATTCTTCTACGCTAAACGTGGCTTCATCTGCAACAAAGGAGTCATCACAAGCAGCTTCATTTATCTTATCAGGATCATCCGGATCCTGTAATGGTACATCGTCAGGAACGAGCAGAACATCGATTTGACCACAAAGAACAGACTTAACAATTTCAACTGGAAAGAAGATCCAGCCTTGTAAATCTAGAGTCATTGTAGCGCGAATGATGCGTTGTTCCGAGCCCGGTTCCAAATCAGATGTATCGGTGATACCACCAAACTGGGTATAAACGTTCTGTATCGCGTAGTGCTTGCTAATTTCTCTAAAATCTACAGGGAGGTAAAGGTAGTTTCCGTGAGGGAAACGGAGCATTACCCATACCTTTATAGCATCCAAAGTTGACTCGTAGCGAGTCCAGAAGTCCACTTGATATGTGATGTTGTAAGGGAGTGGAAAACGGTACTGATAAATCTCATCTTTGTCTTGACGGAGATAACCAGTATTTCTCTTTTTTACTGACTTGAAGCGCAGCATGTCCACAGTCAAATCTGATCTGGTGAATGATGCCAGTGGTAACGCTATCTGCTCCTGCTGTATCTCGTAGTCTGTAACATCAGGACTAAAATCCTTGTCTCTCCTAAAATCAGCGAAAGCCCGCTCAGGCGATGATTTAATCACTCTGAGGGGCTGAATGTCTATGCAGTCCTCGCGGGCTCCATAGTCGAATCGCATTTGAGATAGCAGCCCACAAATAGCTTCATCATACAAGCGCAGCTGATCCGGCAAATCTGGTAGATAGTGCCGGTCGTTATTGTAACTAGGCGCTGTTCTGCTTGTATTGACTGACATACATGTGGGTCATTGATGTTGGAGTGGGTGCAGGGGGATGCCCTGCACCCAACGGGAGGTTATATCTGCAAACTTAGGCTGCTAGATAGTGGACTACGGCCCAACCAGCTGCAACCGTACCGGTAACTGCAATGAGACCGGGGTTTGCAACTTGGTCACCATCAGCTGTCCATGCAGTAGCTGCGGCTGCGTGAATACCAGCTGCAGTGT